AGAGGTAACGGGCGGACCACGGCGCTTTAAACACGCCTTGTTAAACACCTGGCGTTCAACGCTGGGCTTCCTCATTAAACGAATCAGGCGCCAGGCCTTCCTCCGCGTTTACGTTTTGTTTTACCTGTGTTTTACCTGCTTGTAGCGCCGCATAGACCGTCCGGGCCGCCGCATCGACGGCGTGGCTATCCATGTCTCGTAAATATACCTCCGTAGTGCTCGTTCGCTTGTGGCCAAGCAGCCCGCCAGTGGCGCGAATGTCCCCGCTGAGCGCACGCTCGCCAAGGGTGGCCAGCGTGCGCCGGGCCACGTGGCTGCTCATCTTCTTGTCAATGCCCAGCCGGGTCATGCACCGCTTCAGGTTGGCGTTAATCTTGGAGGTTTCACGCTTGGTGATGGTGAGTTGGTCGCGCGGGTGCAGGCGCTCGAAATCAGCCGGCAGGTAGGGCAGGATGTAGTCGGTAGGCTTAGGGGCTTTGCCGCCGGCCGGCCGCAGTGCGTCGAGCAGGGCCGTTAGCTCTGGCGTCTCTTCTACGTCCTTCTCGTGGCCGCCCTTATCCATCGTGAAGCGCAGCCGGCCGTGAGCGCGGTCCTTCCATTGCAGGCGTAGAATCACACCGATGCGCGAACCGTGGGCGTAGTGCTGCAAAAAGTAAACGGTGCGCGCCAAGTGCTGGGCCGGGGGCAGGGCAACCGTCTCAAAATTTATAACCTCGGCCTGCTCCAGCCACACCCGCTTGGTTTTGCCGGTCGGGTACTCGTAGTACAGCAGCGGGTCGTCCTGGGGCTTGAGCTTCTTGGCCCGGATAGCATCGATTATAAAGATGTGCAGCGTCTTGAGGTTCTTGCTGGTGGTGCTGGCTGCGTTGCCCAGGCTCGTGAGCAGGTAGTGCTCGTATTTCTTGAGCAGCTCCGTAGTGAGCAGTGGGAAGGGGAGGGGCTTGCCCTCGCCGTGCCAGGTGACAAACTTGTTGACCACCGGCCGGCGCACGTCGATGGTGCCCTGGGCCAAGCCCGTGGTGGGCTGGCGCTTGGCGTGCGCGTCATCGAGCAGCTTCTGCTCAGCATCGAGGCGCTCGTGGCAGAAGGCGATGAAGTCAGGGGCCTTGGGGTCGATGTCGCCGTTGCGCAGGGCGGCCTTTAGTTGGTCGGCCCCCCAGGCTGGGTTCTCCTGGGTCAGTTGGTGGGCGCGGTCGTACCAGCGTAGCAAGTCCTTATTATAGGCGTCGTGGTTTCTGTGGGCTGTGCGCACCCAATTCTTGGTAAGCAAATTGGCATTAGGATTCCACTGCTTTTCAGCTAGCGCCACGCCGGTATTCTGGTAGCGCACTACCCGGTTGGCTGTGATGCGCAGGCGCACATCGTGCAGGCCGTCGCTGTCGGGTGAGGGAGCCAGGATAAATTTAAAGGTGGCGGGCATGAGGGCTGCAAATGAAAATTTACCTGTTCGCTGTCAAGTAGTTATCTGGACAATGTAGGGCAGGTGTAGATAGAGTGAAATGCGGTGGCATCCTATGCGTTGTAACCCTCGTTCTGTGTGCTAATTTCGTTAGCTTTTCTTAGCCCTCCTGCCTCTACTATACTTAGCAAACTTCTGCTCTCCGCTGCATGCCTGCTCGCCCTCGAACCCGTATTGAGATTGTTTGCGCGGCTGCGGCCGTGGTTGAGTACGTCTGGTGCCCTGCCCTCAACAAGCGTGTCCCGCGCTACGTGTGGTGCCGGCACACCCAGGACCTAGTGCCCGGCGTCGGCGGGGCCAGGGGTGCTACTGTCCGCCGCCTTTGGGTCAACTGAGGTGCCGTTTCTAAGTAGGTCGAAAAGCTGCTGAATGTCGGCCGTGTTCTGCGCCACCTGTTCAATCAGGTCGGTGCCGGCAGGGCGTTGCTTTTTGCGAGAGCCTACCTGAATGTTTATATCTCCGTAACCGGGCTTTTCCTCTGTAGGCAATTCGGAGACTAGCCCCGCCGCTAGCCCTGGCTGCACCGTGCCTGTGCGGGGCTTGGGCGGCTTATACGACGAAGAATTTTGTACCTGTGCATTCTGGGGGGAGGTTTTGAGCATTTCTCCCTCGCCACGCAACATCCAATCAAGGTTGATGGCAGGATAAGCTTGCAGGATATTCTGCAATACTGGCCAGCTTGGCCCCCCTTTATTCCCTTTCATTAGGTCTCTGACGGTCTGGGCAGCTACCCCAATCTGCCTGGAAAACGCAGAAAGATTACCCTCTCCATAGTGGGCGTATATTTTCTTTATTCTCTCAGAGACAGAGGATTGCGGGTTTTCCATATCTCAATTGCAATTATTTCTGCAACCTTTTGCCTGAATTTGCAGAATATTCTGCTACCTTTACTAGCACTAGCACTAACACCCGAAAGGTACACCGCTAAAACTTATGGATGCTCACCAAAATGCAGCCGAGAAACCCACACCAGCGAGCCTAAAGCTGCGCGTGGCGGCCATCCGGGGCCAGCTGCCCACCAATGTGCGTCAGTTGGCGCGTGACCAGTTCAAGGACCTCGATACAGGCCAGGGCAGTCGCAAAATCGACAACGTGCTCAACGGGGGCTCCTCGGATGTGCGGCTCACCGAATTCTTTGAATTAATAGCGCAGGGCCAAGCAGTAGCGGCCTAAAACGCAAAAGGCGCCGACCTCCTGCAACGGGGTCGGCGCCTTAAAACTTCATTCTTCTTCTACAAATATACCACATGCTTCCTTCATTTCCAACCACTGCCAACCTTATGCGCGCTACTGCAACTACGCCCGCTACCCTCGTGCCCACCCTGCCCGACCTGTTCAACCGGCGGCGCAAGCACATCATTACCGACCTGGAACCCGGCGACCAACTCCACCTCACGGCGCCCGTGCTGGGCTTTGCCAAGGGTAGCCGCCTGCCCGCTTATGGCTACTGCCGGCACATCGATGCCCAGGGCCAGACCTACGCCGTGACGGCCTACGTGCGGGGCGGCAGCCAGGGTGTGGCCTACCACGACCGGGAGGCCCACCGCTACCCAACTCCCGGCCAACGTGAGCAGTGGTTCGGCTCGGTGCTGCTGCACCTAACCGAAATCGACCTGACCGATTACGCCGACTGCCTGCGCCTGGAGCGCCTAAGCGAGCGCGTGCTGCCACTACTGCCCAGCGATACCGAAGTGTCTTACTGCCAAGCCGCCTAGCTCGCCATGCCATCCACCATCACCACCATCAGCGCAGAAGAGCTTGAGGCTGTAAAGTCCGAGTTACGCGCCGAGTTTCGGGGCCTGCTGCAAGCCTATGTAGTTGATAATGATAGGTGGCTGCGCACGGACGAAGCACTCGAAACGGCTGAAATCTGCCGGGCTACGCTCGTGATGTCGGCCCGCGCCGATGCGCCAAATACGGAGCAGCCGGGCCGCATCACCTATCGCAAGGTGGGCACCACGTGCTGGTATAAGCAATCCAGTTGCATCACCTACGCCCTGGCCAAAAAAGGCTTGCCCACTCTAATCGCTGCCTAGCCCAATGAGCCCCTACAGCGACATGGCCACTCGCCCCGGCCTCTCCCGCCTGCACATCGTGCCCCGCACCCAGGGCCGGGCGGTGCTGGCCTTCCGCTCGCAGGAAAACAACCGCTACTACCCGGTGCGGGCGCTCACCGAGCCGATTTGTGCGCCGCTGGCGCCCCAGGCCCTGCTCAGCTACTGCCCGCTTCCTCACCTGCCCTAGCCCGATGCCCACCACCCACGCCCCCGTCTACCTGCCGCCCCTGACGCTGGTCACTGCCGAGGCCAACCTGGCCCGCCACGAAGCGGCACTGCTGCTGGCCCAGCGCGGCGACGATGCCCAGGCCACGGACCGCGCCACCTACCGCCGCGACCACGCCGCCAAGCAATGCGCGATGCTGCGGGCCGGCCGCCTCTAAGATTCCTCAACCCTCACTTTCTCACCCCATTCGCAGTGGAAAATCAAGCTCCCTACCACGTGGCCTTCGTGGCCACCCCACCCGCTACCTCGCTCACCTATGAGCAGTTCAGTGAGCAGGCCCGCGCCCAGGTGCTCGCCTATGGCAGCCAGTACCTAACCGATACGCTCACTAGCCACCGCCCGGCGCACACGCGGGGCACGGTAGAGGTGCAGGCGCTCACTACTTACACTGCGCAGGTGTGGGACTTGGCGCAGGCTACCAGCACCAAGACGCTCGGCCAGTTCTGTTTTTCGGCCGAAGCCGAGACGCCCGCAGCTTGCCTACTCGTGCTGGCCGCCAAACTGCGCGACCACGAACAGGTGACCTACGAGGCCGACCCCACCCGCCTGGGGGAACAGCTCTGCGAGATGTACCAGGAACTGGCCGCTTACGACTACGCTGCCTAGCGCCATGCACAGCATCACCACCCGCGCCCGCGCCGACCACTTCCGCCGCCAGCAGCTGCGCGCCCTGCCCACGCCCCCGCCGCGCTTCGTGCCCGCTGCCGAGCGCCCCGCCTACCGCCTGGCCACTGGCCTGCTGCGCCTGGTGCTCACGCTGCTGGCCCTGCTCGTGCTCGGCACCGCCCTCTGGCCCGCCGGCCAGACCCGGCCGCTGCGCGTGGCCAGCGAGGCCCCGACCGCCTACTACCTCACCCGCTAAAAAAAAAGAATGCCCCGACCATTCGCAGTGGCCGGGGCAAAATCCTCACAATTCTTCGACAAAGATATGTCTACCGAGCCCAAAGAAGCTACCACCGCCAAGAAAGCCGCTCCCCGCGCCGAGAGCTACGACATTGCCAAATCGGACGAAACGTTCGACCTGGCCAAGGACCTGGCCAAGTTTATCAAGGACAACAAGCTCAGCACGCAGGTGCAGGGCAAGGAGTTCGTGAACGTGGAGGGCTGGCAGTACGCCGGTTCGCGCCTGGGCATCGTGCCCATCGTGGAGCACGTCATCAACCTCAGCAACGACCAGGAAATCAAGTACCAGGCCAAGGTGACGCTCTTCGACCTGCGCCACCAGACGACTGTGGGCGCGGGCTTCGCCATCTGTTCCAATAAGGAGAGTGGCCGCAAGTTTTACCAGGAGTTTGCCATTGCCAGCATGGCCCAGACCCGCGCCATCGGCAAGGCATACCGCAATATTCTGGCCTGGATTATCCGCGCCGCCGGCTACGAGCCCACCCCGGCCGAAGAGATGGAGTATAGCGGCAACGTGCCCGCGCCCGCCGTGGCCCCGGCCGTAGTGGCCGCCACGCCTGCGCTGGCGACACAAGCCGACTCGGTGCCGATGAGCGTGAGCGGTGGCGGGGTGAGTGACGAGGCCCCGGTGCCCGTGCTCTACGCCACGGCTAACCAGAAACAGGAAATTATTGGCCTGCTGAACCACCCGCTCGTTACGCGGCAGGAGAAAACCAAGATGCTGCTCAACATCAACCGATTGGATGAGGAGCGCGCTACCCAGGCCATCAAAAAGCTCACCCGCACCATTGAGGACCGCGAAGGCACCACGGCAGTAGCCAATGACGACGCAGCCACCACGCCGCTACCGGGAAACGAGCTAGCGGGCGTGACGCCCGCCGCGAGCAGTTCCGACGCCCCGGCTCCCTCTACTGGTGCCGACCAAGATGAGACGCTTTCCATTGCTGGCCCACAGGTGCCGCCCGAGCGCGTGGCCGAGCTAACGGCCGCTATTGAAGCCACTGCCTCGGGCATTGACCTGAGCAACCTCTGGAGCAAGCTCACCAAAAATGAGGCGCAGGCCGTGCAGGCCGTGAAGAATGCCAAAAAAACGCAGCTGGAGGCCGCTAAGAATCAGGCGCAGGCCCAGGCCGCGCGCCAGGCCGGGGCCGGCATGAAGGTGCTGGGCAGTGATAGTAGCCTGGTCGATGAATACGACGCGCAGCCAGTGGCTGGCACCGGCCCGGCTATCGACTACGCCGTGCAGGCCCAGCAGGACGATATCGTTCGCCTGCTCAATACGACGCAGATTACGATTTGCGAGAAGAGCAAAATGCTCAAGTGCCTCAAAAAGCTGGACAGGCAGCGGGCCAAGGACGCCGTGCTCACGCTGCGCGTAGCCATTGCCCAGCGCTCAGATACGAGCCCGGTAGTGGCGGCACGCACGGGCCTGCGCAGCTTCGTGCTGAGCAACCTGAAAACGCTCAGCGAAGCCGAGCGCAGCCACCTAAACGGCCTGGCTGAGAATACCGACGCCACGCTTAAAGCGCTGGTAGATGCTTTGGCCGAGGCGCAAATCGCCCGCGAAGTCACCCCCCCCACTGCCGTTGCTGCCTAATTCCCACCTGCCCCGCTGCCGGTGGTGGCGGGGCGCTTCTGCGCCCTGAAATGCTTAATTCCAATTCGCTTACTGCGTTTGATTTTTTCGCGGGTGGTGGTGGGGCCAGCCTCGGCCTGCACCGCGCTGGCATCAACATGCTGGCCGCCCTCAACCACTCGCCCGTGGCCATCGCCACGCACGAGGCCAACTTTCCCGGTGCCCGGCACCTGCTCTGTGACATCCGCACGCAAAAGAGTTGGGGCCTAGGTACGGCCGACATTATGTGGGCCTCGCCCGACTGCACCCACCACAGCATTGCCAAGGGTGGCCAGAGCCGCGATGCCAAGGAACGGGCGCTGGCCGAAGAGCTGCCCCGCTTCGCCTACAACCTGAACGTGAACTGCGTGATGGTAGAGAACGTGAAGGAGTTTCTGAACTGGGGCCCACTGCGCCGCAAGCTCGATAAGCAGGGCCAGCCCAAGTTCGACAAGAAGGGTAAGGAGGTATGGGAGCCGATACCCGAGCGCAAAAAGGAGTACTACAACGCCTGGCTCGATACGATGCGAGCGCTAGGCTTCGTGAACTACGAGTACAAGCTACTCAATGCGGCCGACTTCGGGGTGCCTCAGTCGCGCATCCGCTACTTCGGTATTTTCACGCGCCGGGGCGTGGCCATCAACTGGCCCACGCCTACCCATGATAAAAACGGGGCCCACAAGCTGCCAAAGTGGGCCGCGGTGCGCACCGTGCTCGACCTGGACGACAAAGGGCGCAGCATCTTCACCGACTGGCAGAAGAAGGAGCCAATTGCGGAAAAGACGCTGCGCCGCATCCTGGCCGGCCTCAAAAAGCACGTCATCGGCAAGGGCGAGGCGCAGTTCCTGGATAAGCGCACCAGCAACCCACCCAGCGGCAAGCCGGGCACCGGGGCCAGCGTGCTCCAACCGGCTCCCACTACGGCTACCTGCTACCTGCCCGACCTCGTAACGCCACGCTTTCTACTCAACCCGGCCTGGGGCGGGGCCAGCAGCAGCGAGCAAGCCAATAGCCCGACCATCGTGGCCCGGCAGGACAAGGGCCCGCTGAGCGTAGCGACGGCCCAGTTTATGACTAAGGCTTTCGGAGGCGACCCGACCTACCAAAGCTTGCCCTTGAGCGGCGGCACGGGGGCCATTACCTGCTCCGACCACCACTACCTCAACACGGCATACCTGATTCACCACTACGGGGCGGGCGGGCAGCACAGCAGCCTGTGCGCTACCTGCTACGGCGTCACGACCAATCCGCATGCCCGCCTGTGCACGCTGGCCTTTGCCCAGCAGTACAATGGCGGCTCCGATGAGTGCCGGGTGCTCAGCCCCGAGGGCCCCTTGAACGTGGTGCCGACCGAAAACCGCTTCTACCCCGTATTCGTCGAATATGCGCAGCGCCTGCTTCAGGCCAACGGCACCCGCGAGCATGACGACGCCGCCCGGCTCACGATGGAGTTGGATGGGCAGGCGCCCACGGTGAACACCAACGGCGGCAATCTGAAGCTGATGACCTACTACGGTACGGGCATCCTGCAAACGGTTTGCCGGCCCTGTCCCACAGCCCCTACGAAAGACAAGTTTGCGCTCGTGCGCTTCGTGACGGGACGTTGCTACGGGGCTGTGGCCCCTGTAGTAGGCGACTCCGAAGCGATGGCCGTGCTCAAGGCGGTGTGCCGCCGCCACGGCATTGCCGACATCTACATGCGAATGCTGAAGGTGTCGGAGCTGAAGCTGATAATGGGCTTTCCCGCCGACTACTACCTAGGTGGCTCGGCCACCAAGCAAAAGGAGATGCTCGGCAACGCCGTAGTGCCCCAGGTGAGCGAGGCGATTGCGCGGGCCATGACGCCTAGCCTGGTGGCTGCCCGCCTGCGCAAGCTGCCGACGCTGCGGCGCGCGGCCGTGAATCGGTACGAGCAGGGGGCGCTATTCGGGAAGGAGGTGGCTACGGTATGAACCTACGCACCCAACTCGATTTCTTCCACGACGCTAGCCCCGATGTGCCCAGGCTGGTAGCGGCTGGCGCCCTGTTCGTGCTCAATCACAGCGGCGGCAAGGATAGCCAGGCCGCCTTCATTACTGTGGCGCGGCAGGTACCTGCGGCGCAGATGCTGTGCGTACACGCTCCGCTGGGTGAGATGGAGTGGCCTGGTGCGCTGGAGCTGGCTCAGGCGCAGGCCGCCCGCTACGGCGTGGCGTTCGTGCTGGCTGGGCACCACCGGGAGATGAGCCTGTTGGATAAGGTAGCGGAGAAATTTGCCATCCGCCCCGGCTGCTCACCCTGGCCCAGCGACGGACAGCGCTGGTGCACCTCGCACTTCAAAACTGGCCCGTGCCAGCGGGAAGTGCGACGCTACGCTACCCAGCACGGCTTTACGACCGTGGTTAACTGCCTGGGCCTGCGCGCCTCGGAAAGCGACCGGCGTTATAAGGCGCTGCCCTGGGTGCTGAACGAAGAGCAGACCAACCGCCGCCGCACCTGGTACGACTGGCTACCCGTGCACCACCTGTTCACGCCCGAAATCTTCGCGCTGATTGCCGATGCTGGCGAGCAGCCCCACTACGCCTATGGCCTCGGCAATGAGCGGCTGAGTTGTCGCTTCTGCATTTACGGTAGTGCAGGCGACCTGCGCAATGCGGCTCTTTCGGCGCCAGCCCTCTACGAGCAGTATGTGCAGCTCGAAGCCAAAACCGGCTACACGATGCACATGAACCGCAAGAGCCTGCCCGAAATCACGGGCCTCTCGGTGCGGCAGGCCCACCGCCAGCACGCGGTTCGCTATCCGGTGGAGGCGGTGCCCAGTGGCTAAGCAGCCCGCCGTACCCGCCGCCACGGCCACCCAAAAGCCGCTGCTGGGCCGCTACGTGGACCGCTGCGGCACCCAATACCACATCGCCGTGCGCGCCCCCGCCGGCTTCGGCCTCTACCCCGCCGACGCGCCGGCCGACACCCACCCCCACCAGGCCGACCCGGCTGAGCTGCTGTGGCTCATCGGCTTCGGCTCCTTCACCAAGCTATCACCATGAGAAAGAGAGAATCTACCTGGCTGGAGCGCTACTTCTGGCCTACTGAACTGGCTTACCGCAAGCGCCACTGCTGGGCCGCCAACGGGGCGCTCACCTTCTGGCCGGCGCCTGCCCTGGAGCAGCCGCCCCGCCCCAATCGCCACGGGCCGCGCCGCCGCAAGGCCAAGCACCTGCGCCTGCGCCCCGCCTTTTCGCGCCGTGACTACCCCCATGACTTGCCTTTCTAACCCTGCTGCCATGCTTTTCACCGGATTTTACTCGAAAGATGACCGCGCCCGCGCCGTGGCTGCCCGGCAGGCTGAGGCTGAAGAGTCGCGGGCGCGGGCTGCCGCGCTGCGCCGCAAAAACGAGCAGGCTACCTGGGACCTGGCCCAGCTGCTTCCCTTCAGTTGGCAGGTGGGCCGGGCGCGGGCCCGCTACCAGGGCCCGCCCGTGTGGGAGCGCGGCCCGGCGGCGCTGCATATCCAACTCAAAGAGCCCGTGCAACTACCCGGCAAAGGCCAGCCGGTGCGGGCAGCCGGCGACTGGCTGTGTATGGCCAGCGTGGACACCGACACGGGCGAGGTGCGCTACGAGCCCGACGCCCTGCACGAGCTACTGCACTCCGATGGCACGGGCGGCCCGGCCGCGCTGTACCTGCCGGCCCCGACCTGTAAGAACTGCCTGAAAAAGGCGCAGGCGTTTGCCACCGCCTGCTCATGAGCGCTGCCCGCCACGCCCACCCGGCCCCGGTGCTCATGACGGCCCAGCGCGGCGGCGAGTCAGTGCCCACTACTGCCAAAATGAGTTTCTACGACCTGCAAAATCTATTCTGGCAACTGGACGCGAGCGAGCGCTTTAGCGGCACCGAAACGCGCCTGTATTTCTACTGGCTCAACCGCCTCAACGCGGGCCTCAACGGCGAGTACTGGCCCGACGAGTATCCGCGCTGGGGCAAGCAGGTGGAAGCCGACCTGGGCCTGACCGATAAGACGCTCGCCGCTGCCCGCACCGTGCTGGTAAAACGGGGGCTACTGGCCTATAAAGAGGGCTCCAAAAGCCGCGCCGCTACGTGGGGGCTCGGTAAGATTACCCGGAATAATTCCGACCAATCCGAAGAAATAGCCCCCCACATGAGCCGGAAAGATTCCGGCCAATCAGGCAGTATTCCCCCCAAGATGAGCCGGAATAATTCCGGCCTCTATAAGGAAAAGACAAAGACTAGTTCTACTACAGAAGACAAAGACCCTGCCGCTGGCGCGGCGAGCGCGGGCGAGGAAAGTTTGGAAGCGTTGGCTGCTGCCTGCCCCGACGACGCTGCGCACACCGAGGGGGGGGCAAACGATGTAGCTACATCAAAGCCCGCGCCGGTCGGCCCTCGTGGCTGGGCCTACGACCCTGCCGCCATCGCCGAAAACTTGGTGCTGCCCTTCGACTCGCCAGAGTTCCGCGCCGCCTGGGTGCAGTACCGCACCTACCGCGAAGAAATGAAATATTCCCGCCTCAGCGGTGGCATGCAGGAGCAAGCAGTCCTGCACAAGCTGGGCGTACTGGCTGCCGGCAATCAGCAGCTCGCCCTCGACATCATCTCGCAAGCCATCGAAAAGGGCTGGCAAAACCTCTACAAGCTCGATACCAATGCAACCGCTCGCCCAGCTTCTCAGCGCCCCGCAGCCGGCTCCGGCCGCGTCGAAACTCTTGCCCCCACCAGCTACGGCCGCAACCGGGGCGCCAGCGCGCCGCCTGCCAGCGCTACCCCCTAGCTCGGCCGACGAAGTGCAGCTCTTACCGGCGGAGGCCCACCTCGCGCTGGAGAAAGCCAAGAAAGCCAAGCACGGCCAACTCTACCGCGCCCACCACAGCTGGCAGTTGCTGAACTGCGACCTCGTGGAATCTGAGTTCGAGGGCGGCCTGGCCTACGTGCTGCGGGAGACCAGCACCGAGCCCGAACCCTACTATCCCGCCAAAGCCACCGATGTGGTGCTCACGCCCGCCGAAATCACGGCGGGCCTGCTAGCGGGCCAGGAGCGCAAGCTAGGCGACCTCAAAACGGCCTACCACCTGGCGGTTGCCACCCAGGCCCGCCAGCCCCAGGTGCGGCAGGTGGCCAGCTTCGAGCAGGTACGCACCTGGGCCCTGCGCACGGCCCAGCAGGTGGCCGACCGCCGGAAGCCCGCCTTCACCTTCAAGGTTGACGAGCACAACCGCCGCCTGTTCGAATTGCTCTGCTACTACCACGCAGGTGATAAGCAATTCGAAATTCTGGGCGAGGCCTGGGGCTTCGGCCCGCTGAGCCTGGAGAAGGGCAACGCCATCTTCGGCGGGGTAGGCCGGGGCAAAACCATTCTGCAAGAGGTATTCCGGCATAGCCCGAGCCGGCCCTACGGCCTCGTGTCGGCCCGCCAGGTAAGCGACGTGTTCACGGAGGATATGACGGCCAGCGAGGGCAAGCGGCCGATTGTAAGCCCCCGCCAGAAGCTCTACCGGGGCGCGGGCGACACCCGCGCCCTGTGCTTCGATGACGTGGCCCGCGAGGAAACCAAGCACCAGTACATGGGCAATTGGGTCTACCCGATGCAGCGCGTCATTCTTGACCGCTACGATGCGGTGCAGCGGGGCCACCTGCCGCTCTGGGCTACGCACCTGACCAGCAACAACCCGCTAGACCCAGCCGACGCTCTGCCCGGCATGCCCTCGCTGACCGAATTGTACGGCGAGCCAGCTATCGACCGCCTCTACGAGATGTGCAACATTCTAACCCTGGGTGGCCCGACCCGCCGCGGCTAATACGATGAACGAGGAACAGAAATACGCGCAGGCCGTGACGGAATGGCTCACCGCTGGCGGCTGGGCCGTGTACCAGGAAGTGGTGACGCGCTGCGGCCGCTGCGACATCGTGGCCACGAAAGGGCCCGTGCGCTGGGCCATTGAGGTAAAGACCAGCCTCAACCTGGCCGTGCTCGACCAGGCCCGCCAGAACGTGGCCTACTTCCACCACAGCAGCATCGCCGTGCCCGCCCCGGCCCGCAACGTCTACCATACGCCACGCCCCTGGCAGCTGGCCCACGACTACGCCCAGCGCATCGGCTTCGGCGTGATTCGCATCGTGCTGCCCCTGGCCGATGCGCCGCGCAATAGCTCCCGACGGGAAACGGTGGTTAAGCAAGACGTGCTGCCCCGCCTCAACCGCCGGCCCGGCACGGTGCACCTATACGAGGAGCAAAAGACGTGGTGCGCGGCCGGCAGCAGTGGGGGCGGCCACTTCACCCGGTTTGCCCAGACCGTGTACCGCCTGGGCGAATACGTGCGCCGCAACCCCGGCGCTACCCTCAAGGACGCCATTCGTGGTACCGACCACCACTACGCCAGCGTGCCCTCGGCCGTGAGCGCGCTCTCCAAAATGATTCGCGGCGGCGTCATCACCGACCTGCGCCTCGACAACGGCCTGCTCTACCCGCTCACGGCCGACACGCCATTACCAGCACCTCTTTTCACCTAAGCCCATGCCCACCACCCCCAACCCCGACACCCACTGCGAAACCTGCGGCGAGCCGCTTAGCATCCACGGCCACTGCTGGCAGCACCACTACCCGCCGATGGACCCCAAGCAGGATGTAAAATCTTCACCTACTACCGAAACTACAAAATGAACTTGCTCACTTTTCATTCCAACTATACCCAACTCCCTGGCTTCTTGAGCGACTACACGCCGCTCGAAATTGAGCAGGAGCCCCAATTTTTCTCCGCTGACTTGGCCTGGGCCTGGGACAAAGGTGGTCCTATCACACGTGATTTTCTCCTTCACCTGCCTGAAGAGTGGCGGTTAGATAAGACGGTCATCCTCGACAGTCGCGTGCACATGCTCATGCCTGGCTGGCTGCCTTGCATTCCTGGCTGGCACCTCGATGACATCCCGCGCACCCGCCAGGATGGCCAACCCGACCACAGCAACCCCAGCTACCGTGCTGAGCACGTGCTGGCCCTGGTCGGCGACTGCTCACGCACGGCGTTTCTGGTGGGCGATATCCAACTGCACGATGTGCCCGATGGCCAACTAGGTATTGGTGGGGTGTGCCCTGAAACCAGCATCTACGGCAAGTGGCATGAGGATATCGAACTGGCGTTGGAATTGGCGCCCGCTGGCACGCTGCGAGTAGCGTATGCGCCTGAGCGTCGGCTGCTTCAGTTCAACGACCAATCCTTTCACCGTGGAGTAGTGGCCACCCACGCAGGCTGGCGCTGGTTTGCGCGGGTCACACGTGGGTCCGACCGCAAGGCCTTCAATAAGGTCCGCACCCAAACACAGGTCTACCTGCCAGCGCCCAATGTCGGCTGGTAGCATGAGCCCCTACGATGACCCGCACGTGTCGGCTGGCGAGATAGCCGACTACCTCGACAAACTGCGACTCGAAGCTACCCCACCACCCCAACCGGCTGCGGCCACCCCAAGCAAATGAGCTTTACTAGCCCTCCCAACCTCACCAAGCCCGACACAAGCGCCGACATCATCCGGCCCCGTAAGCTCGGTACCGTCAACTGCATCAACATCGCCCGCCTCGGCGAGCCCGTCACCCTGCGCTATTTCGGCGCCAGCGCGCTGTACGCTGCCACTGGCCAGGCGCATCCCACGCAGGGCCAGGCCGAGGCTGACGTGATTGCCTGGGCCGATGGCAAGCACGTCGGCTACGAGCAGCAGGCAGTAGTACCATTGAGCTGCCAGGCCCGGTGCACCAAGAAGTTTGCGCTACCGGCTGATGCTGCCCTGGCTAACCGGCTACCCGACGCATTCACCAATGCCATTGGATTGCTCGAGCACTTGGGCCGTGAAGGCGTTGCTGAGCATTTGCAGACCGTCGCTACCACCATGCTGACTGAACTGCGCAAAGCCGATGTACAGATAGCAACCCTTACGCAGCAGCTCACGCCGGGCAGCCCCACCGAGCGCGCCCCTACCCAATGGGCCTATGAGCAGGCCTGCGCTGCCCTGGAGAAGCACCGTCAGCGGGCCGATGCTGCTGAGGCATGTGTGCCTCGCTGGATACCAGTCGCTGAGTGGGAGAAGGTCAACCACGTCGAAGTGCGGGTGCTGTGGGTTTTTAACAAGGGCTGGAACCTAAGCGAAGTGTACTGGGATGCCATTGGTCAGTTCTGGCGCCGGGAATCCACTGGCGACCGCTTTGAGCGTGAAGTGCTCTTCGTCATAGCAGCGCCGGGGCTGCCGGCCTTCCCGGCTTTGCCTCAACCAGCTTAGCCTTCGATGGCCCTACGCACCGCCTCGCGTGTGGATGCCAACCAAGCCCTCATCGTGCGCCACCTGCGCGCGGTGGGGGCCTCGGTGCTCCACACGCACCAGCTCAAAAACTGCTTTGACATCCTCGTCGGCTACCGGGGCCGCTCCTTCCTGATGGAGATAAAAGCCACCGAGAAGGACACCCTCACGCCCGGCGAAGCCGAGTTCCAGCGCACCTGGCGCGGCTCACCTTACCACGTGGTGTACACCGTGGACCAGGCCCTGGCCATCATCACCCGCCCTTAATCTCTTGCCCTATGCACCGCCCCACGCCTGCCCTCTGCCTCATCTGCCCGCCGCTCACCGGCGGCACCGACTGCATTATCCGCGAAGCCGGCCAGCGCCAGACCTGGCAGCGCGTGACGCTCAGCACGCCGCAACTCGACTATTGGAACCTGGACCCGCTAGACGTTGGCTGGCGCGCCTGGGAGCACGAGGGCCGCTACCTCAGTGATAACACGGTCCAGGTGCTCAACTACCTCAAGCTGCCGCAGCCCAGCGGCGATTAGCGGTTAAATCAAAGCGCTAAAGGGCTTTTTTATTCGTATCTTACTCACACGCTTTTTCTGCTCATGCTGCCGGCCCTCAGCCCCCCTACACTGCCGCCTTCGCCTCCCCCTATGCCCACGCTAACCGTGAATAGCCGCGGGGTGCTGCAACTGCATGCCAGCCTGCGCCAGGCGCTGGGCCTGAAGTATGGGCAGCCGATAGACCTCATTCCACCCACCTGGAATAGCGTGTACTGGCACCTCGACCTGCGCCCTACGGCTTTGCGGCAAGTGCTACTCTACGATGATAGCCGCATGCGTGCCACCGGCATCAGCCTGCCGCCCGGCCTGGTCGAAGACAGGCTCACGCTCTACCTGCTGCCTGGCGAACCCCTCTACTGCAATTACTACCCCTTACTCCCTGCCAATGCCTTCGCTGCCTAAGCCCACCCGCCGCCCCTGGCAGCCCGCGCCTCCCAAGCGGGAGTACGTGCAGCACACGGCCCGTAGCCCCGAATACAGCACCGCCCGCTGGCAGCGCGCCCGCGCGGCCCAGCTGGCTCGCTGCCCGTGCTGCGTGGTGTGTACCCAGCAGGGGCGCACCACGGCCGCCACGGTGGCCGACCACATCACCCCCGTGCGGCTCGGTGGCGACTTCTACGACCCTGCCAACCACCAAAGCCTGTGTCGGCCCTGCCACCAGGCTAAGAGCGCGTCAGAGCGGCTTAAAACGTGAACTGGGGGTAGGGGGTCAAAATCCTTGGGCCTGCCCTCGTCTAGACCGTAGCCCAGCGTCCCAAACACACGCGTGCATAATTCAACCCAAAATATTCCATATGCCAGCCGGCCGTCCACCCAAACCTACTTCGATTAAAAAACTTGGCGGCACCTTGCAGCCGAGCCGCACTAATGCCTTGGAGCCAGTGCCCGAAGTAGCCTTAGCTACCCCGCCTAGCTGGCTGAGTGCCACCGCAAAAGAATACTGGGTAGAGATTGGCGGCCTACTGCTGGATATGAAGCTTATTTCATTCGGAGATAAAGCCGCCTTAGTACTGCTGACTGATGTGCTCGCCGAGTGGTGTAGCGTGAGGGCGATAATTAAGAAAAGAGGCCGGGTATACGAGCTACTCACCGATGGCGGCAAGGTCTACAAAGCTCGGCCCGAGGTGGCGATGGAGGCCGACCTCTGGCGTCGCGCTCACCGAATGCTGGTAGAGTTTGGCCTGACGCCAGCTAGCCGCAGCAAGGTGTCAGCCCTTGGTAGCACCGAGGAAAAAGACCCGTTATCAGCCCTTTTTGACGAAGCGAAATGAAGCTCATTATCCAGCCGGAAGGCTCATTCGTGTGCGGCCAGTGCTGCGTGGCCATGCTGGTGGGCGTGTCACTCAATTCCTGCCTGACGGTGTTTTGCCACGATTGGGAGGCATCCCCTCGGGCCGTGCGCTGGGCGTTGAAATACTACCATTATCAGCCCCACAAAAGGCTGTTACGCTTTAAAAAACAGGCACAATTGCCCGCCTTGTGTCTACTCAGGTCTAAATACACTGGGCACTGGGTAGTATACGACACAGGGGATATTTATTGCCCCGTACATGGCATTTACAACTATGATGATTATGAGGAGTTGACTGGTGGGCTCCTCACTCACTACCTCAGTTTCACTAAATGAGCCTCGCCCCCTGGCACCAATACGCCCACGACGTGGCGAGCGCCGGCCGCGCCGAAGCTGCCGTGCAGGAGAAGCTGCGCCCCATCGTGCTGCGCATCGGCACGCTGAAAAAGGACAAGGACACCGACCACACGGCCCAGATAGCCGCCCTGGAGCGCAAGGCCGAGCCCCTGCGCGCCCAGCTGCGCGCCCTGCCACTGCGCGTGGGCCGCTACACCTACCTTGCCGCCGAGCGCCACCTGCGCGACCTCGAAAGCGGGGCGGCGCGCGGGCTACGCTTTGATGAGAAAGCCGCCACCGTCGCCGTTAAATTCTTCAGCCTGCTCACCCACAACAAGGGGCGCTGGGCAGGCCAGCCGCTCACGCTGGAGCCCTGGCAGCAGTTCTTCATTGCCAGCCTTTTCGGCTGGAAGCGGGCCGATGGTACGCGGCGATTCCGGGAGTCCTACCTGGAGGTAGCCCGCAAAAACGGCAAGAGCACCGTCGGCTCGGGCGTGTGTCTGGAGCTGCTCATCCTCGACGGCGAGGCCGGGGCCGAAATCTACACGGCGGCCACCAAGAAAGAGCAGGCCCGCATCGTGTTCGGCGACGCTCAGAACATGGCCAAGAAGTCCACGGCGCTGCTCAGGAAAATCAAGGTGCAGCAGAATGCCATCTTCATGCCCTCGACCCTGAGCACCATGAAGCCGATGAGCTCCGACTCGAAAACCGAGGACGGCCTCAACCCGCACGGCATCTACATCGACGAGTACCACGCCCACCCCAACGACGGCCTCTACTCGGTACTCAAGTCAGCCACCGGCGCCCGCTCGCAGCCGCTACTGAGCATCATCACCACGGCGGGCTTCAACCGGCTCGGCCCCTGCGCCCAACTGCGCAAGGCCTGCATTGATTTGCTGGAAGGCAAGTACCATGATGACTCCTATTTCGTGCTGATTTACGCCCTTGACGAGGCGGTTGACGACTGGAACGACGAAAGCACCTGGCAGAAGGCTAATCCGAATCTTGGGGTAAGCGTAGGCCTCGACTACCTGCGTGAGCAGTACGCCGCCGCCGTGCGTACGCCCTCGCAGCAAGTGCCGTTCAAAACCAAGCACCTCAACCTGTGGACCGACGCCTCGGCCGTGTGGCTACCCAATGAACTGTGGATGGCCGGCGCCCACGGCACGGCCGTAGCGGAGTTGGCCGGCCGTAAGGCTTGGGGCGGGCTCGACCTGGCCAGCGTGCGCGACATCACGGCCCTGGTGTTCATTTTCCCGAAAGATGGCGGCGGCTTCGACGTGCTGTGCTGGTTCTGGGTACCCGAGGATTCGGTCGATGAGCGCACCAAGAAAGATGGGGTGCCTTACCGCCAGTGGGTAGACGAAGGCTACCTGCTCACGACGCCCGGCAACGTCACCGACTACAACTATATCAAGGCCCAGATAGCGGAATTGTGCGAGCTGTATTTGGTGCAGATGATTGAGTACGACCGCTTCAACGCCTCGCAGATGGTGATTGACCTGACCGAGGCGGGCGTACCTATGCAGCCGTTCGGCCAGGGCTTCGTGTCGATGAATGCCCCCACTAAGGAGCTCGAGAAGCTGGTGCTCGACGGCAAGATTCACCACTACGGCAACCCGGTGCTGGCCTGGATGATGGGTAACGTAGAGTTGGCCCGCGACCCGGCCGACAACATCAAAATCAATAAGGGCAAGAGCAAGGAGAAGGTAGACGGTGCCGTGGCGCTCGTCGAAGCACTGGGCGGGTATATGAGTCGGGACAAGGAGCCCGAGTACATCTACCAGGACGGCCGCGGCTTTCTAACCATTTAGGCCAGCTTTTCCCGCTTTTCCCCGCCTGTATAGCGCACCCGGTCAGGCCGGTTCGGAGCTTTGAACAAGCTAATCCAACGCCGTGGGCCTGTTCGACTTCTTCTCTTCCGCCAAATCCAAGCCGCAGGCCCTGGCCGGCGACCCGAACAATGTGTCGGGCACCGCTACGGTGGTAGGCGAAGGCGGCGGCGTGTTCGATACGCGGTTGCTGAACTACCTCAACAGCGGCTCCACCGGCACGCTGGGGGCTATCACGGTCAATGAGCAAACCGCCGTCACGCTTTCGGCTGTGTGGGCCTGCGTGCGGGTAATTGCCGAGAGCGTGGCCCAGCTGCCGCTGCTCGTGCTCGACAAGGGCACTACCGGCAGCCGCCGGCTGGCCACGGAGCACCCTGCCTATATCCTGCTTACCCTGGAGCCCAACCCACGCCAGTCGGCTTTCAACTTCTGGGAGCTGATGGTGGCTACCTGTGTGCTGTGGGGTAATGCCTACGCCATTGTTGAGCGTGATGCCCGCTTCAACTTGGTAGGCCTGCACTGGGTGCACCCGCGTAACGTAGAAGTGATTGAGTACGGCGGCGAGCTGTTCTATCAGATTGCGGGGGAAAAGCTGCCCCGTCAGAGCTACGAGATGCTGCACATCGCCGGCCTGGGCTTCAACGGCGTAACCGGGCGCTCCGTGCTGAGCGTGATGGCCGAAAATATGCGCCTGGGGCTATCGGCGCAGCAGTTTGGCACTAACTTTTATGAGAACGGCGCCAACATCGGCGGCGTACTCGAGACGGAGGCCAAGATTGACGATAAGGTGCTTGACCGACTGCGTGCACAGTTTGCTGCCAATAATGGCGGCTTGCAAAACAGTCACAAGCCGCTGATTCTGGAGCAGGGCCTGACCTATAAGCGGGTGGGTATGCCACCTCAGGATGCGCAATTCATCGAAACGCGCAAGGTGCAGGCCGAAGAAATTGCCCGCGCCTTCCGCGTGCCGCAGCACAAAATCGGCATTCTTGACCGTTCGACCAACAACAACATTGAGCACCAGGGCCTGGAGTTCGTGACCGACACGCTCGGCCCCTGGCTGGTACGTATTGAGCAGGAATGCAAACGCAAGCTGCTCACCGAGCGCCAAAAACCGACCTACGCCATCAAGTTTGATTACGATGGCCTGCTGCGCGGCGACGTGACGGCCCGCGGCAACTTCTACCGTTCCCTCTGGGGCATGGGCGTGCTCAGCGCCAACGACATCGCCGACATGGAAGACCGTGACCACGTGGCCGGTGGCGACGAGCGCTACGTGCCGCTCAACATGGTGCCCGCCAGCATGGTCAAGGCCGTGCTGCTCAAACCCACTGCCACTACTAAAAAAATCGCTGCGCCCACCCCATGAAAAAGCCTGCCACTACGGAGCGCCGCTTCCTGAAAAATGCCGCCGCCCACGTTACGATTGAATACCGGGGGGAGGGCGACGCCAAAGAGCCGGCTGCCTTTACCGGCAAGGCCATTGTGTGCAATTCGCGCAGCAAGAACCTCGGTGGCTTTGTGGAAATCATCGACCCCAAGGCCCTCGACAACGCCGACCTGAGCGACGTGGTGGGCTTGTTCAACCACGACCGCAATTGCGTGCTGGGCCGAACTACCTCGGGCACGATGACCCTGACGCGCGATGCTGATGGGGGCCTGAGCTACCGCATCAGCTATGACGCCACCGACCCTGACCACCAGCGCGTGATGGCCAAGATTCTGCGTGGCGATGTGGTGGGCTCGTCGTTCGCATTTCGGGTGGGGCCCGATGGCGACAGCTGGGATAAGGAGGAAACCGACACCAGCAGCATCTACGTGCGCACGGTCACCAAAATCAGCAAGGTGGCCGATGTGTGCCCCGTCACCGACCCAGCTTATGCGCAATCCAGTGCGGCCAAACGCAGCCTAGAAGAATTCCGCATGAAAGACATGCAGGCGGGCGATAAAGGTGGCAAAAAAGCCAAGGTTTCGGCGGCTGACAAGGCCACTCGCACCTTTTTGGAGGCGATGATTCCGCACCATGAGATGGCGCTCACGATGGCCAAAACGGCGCTCGAAAAGGTTGAAAACGAAGATATCCGCGCCTTTGCGCAGGATATCATCGACGACCAGGGCGCCGAAATTGACCAGATGAAGCAGTGGCTAGCTGACTTGGACGCAAAGCGCACCGCGCCTGAGCTCGCACCCATTCCGCTCTCCATTCAACGCCGCCGGCTTGAGCTGCTGGCGCTTTCTAACTAATTAATCCCCTCTCTCACCTTTTTTCTGCAAACAGTACCCATGAAAAAACTTAAAGAACTGCTGGAAGAGCGGGCCGCCAAGCTCGCCGCCTCCCTGGCCATCGTCGATAAGGCGGAAACCGAAAAGCGCGAGCTTTCGGCGGAAGAAGAAACCAGCTACCGTGCGGCTACTGCCGAAATCAAGGACCTCGACAAGAAAATCGAGTTAGCCCGCGAAGTCGAGAACACCCGTGCTGTCGCTGCCGCCGGCACTGGCGTAGCCAATCGCCACAGCACCAAAGACGAAAAGGACCTCTCGAAATTCTCGCTGCGCAAGCTGGCCCTTGATGTGATGGAAAACCGCCAGCCGACTGGATTGGAAGGCGAAATGCACCAGGAAGCCAAGCGCGAAGCCCGCAGCCTCGGCATTGCCATCGAGGGCGTGGGCGTGCCCAGCTTTCTGGCTATGCAGCAGCGCAGCGCTCCGGGGCGTACGGAACGCCGTGACAACTCGGTGACAATGCCCACGCAGCCCGAAGATGGCTCGTCGGTCGTATTCCAGGACCCCGCCCAGCCAATGCTGGGCATTCTGCGCCCGCAACTGGCCTGCCAGGCGCTGGGCGCGCGCATGCTCACCGGCCTGGTGGGTGAAGTGCCGTTTCCGGCCATGAGCCAGGGCGCAGTAAGTGGCTGGGTACCGGAAGTAGCTGAGCTGCCCAAGTCGAACGTTAAGTTCCGGCGCTCGAAAATGACGCCGCACCGCCTGGGCACCTACTTGCTGCTCAGCAAGCAGTTTCTCATTCAGACCTCGCCCGACATTGAGGCGATGATTCGCCAGGACCTGCAACTCTCGGTGGACCACGCCGTGGACCGCGCCGCTGTATTTGGCACGGGCTTGCCAGCCGACAACCAGCCGCTGGGCCTGCTCAACACCGACGGCGTGTTCGTGCTGGCCGGCGGCACCAACGGCCGTATTCCGACGCTGAACGATGTGGTCAGCCTGGAGGCATCGGTAGAGGTACGTAACGCAGCGATGGGTTCGCTGGGTTACCTGATGAACAGCAAAATCAAGGGTACGCTCAAAACGACGCCCTTGCAGAACGGCTATCCCATCTACTTGCTCACCGATAACAACGAGCTGAACGGCCACAAGCTAGTGGTGTCGAACATGGTAGCCGACCAGGTACGCGGCACCTCCACCCAGGCCTCGGTAGTAGCCTACGGCGACTGGAGCCAGATGGTAATTGGCCAGTGGGGTGGGCTTGACCTGCTGATGGACCCCTACACGCTGGCCACCAACGGCCAGAACCGCCTCATCGTGAACTCCTTCTGGGATGTGCTGATACGTCGCCCAGAATCTTTTGCCCTGATGGTGGGCGCGGTGCCCAGCACCGAAATCGGCAGCTTGCAGCCGCAAACTGTCTAGTTTTTAGTGATAAACCCGCTGCCGGGCCTGCAAAGCCTGGCAGCTTATTCCCTTCTTCTAGCCATGCCCAAGACTGTGCACGCCAAAGTACTGCGCTCTCATCCTGACTTTTCGCACCATCCGGGCGAAGTCGTGGAGTTGAGTGATGATACGTTCGAGAAATACACCCAAAATGAGGGCTTTTTCCGCAAAGCCACTGCTGAAGAAGTGGAAGCCGCCAGCGCCACCCTGGAAACGGCTACCGTGCCACAGGCTGACGAGCAGGCTGTAGTGCCGGCTGCCGCCCCCAAAACGCCCGAAGAGGCTGCCAAACTCCTTGAAAAAGGGGCGAAAAAAGCCGAAAAAGACGCTAAAAAGTAAGCAGAATGCCCACCCTCAGCCAAGTAAAGGCGCATTTGAAGCTTTCGCTGTCCGATGACAGCGAGAACGACCTGCTGGGCCTTTACCAGGGCGTAGCGCTGGCGGCCTTTCGAAAGGAAAGCAAGCGGCGCTGGCCGGCCCAGGGTGAGCCCACGCTCACGGTGGCCGTGGACCCGCTGGCCGACCCCGTGGTGTACCAGTTCGTGGCCTACGTGGACCCGGCTGTGCTCAGCGAGGATGAGCAAAAGCTAGCCGACCAGTGGCAGCTCTTCGTGATTGGCCACCTCTACGAAAACCGGCAGGAAGTGGTAGCCGACGTGCGTGCCGTGGCCGTGCAGGTGCCGATGGCCGCCCAGTATTTGATGAACCTACTACGAGAGCCCACGCTATGAACATCGGCCGCCTCGACCGCCAACTCACGCTGCAACAGCCCGCCGCAGTGCCCCAAAACGGCTTCGGCGAGCCCGCGCCCGCTGCCTTCACCGACGTGGCCACGGTGGCGGCCGGCGTCGAGTACAAGCCCGGCGGCGAGGCCACCCAGGCCGACCAGCTCACCCCGACCCAGCGCATCCTCTTCACCATTCGCTACCGGGCCGACGTGCGCCCCGCCTGGCGGATAGCCTACGAGGGCCGCACCTTTCAGCTTACCGACGTGGCCGAAATCGGCCGGCGCCGGGGCCTACTGCTCACCTGCTACACCCACGGCACTCCCCCGAGTGGGGCATTATAGAAATGGCTAACGCATCCGGCATCGACTTTCAAGGCATCGAGGAGCTAGGCCAGGTGCTCGACGGACTGCCCGGCCGCTTCGGCGACCAGGTAGTGGATAAGATTCTGCGCCGGGCCGCCCAGCCGCTCATTCAGGCCGCCAAGCAAAACAGCAGCCACGCCGACGTGACGGGCGACACGACCAAGAGCATCGGCATCATCGCCAACCGCAAAACCAATAGCATCACCGTCGGCCCCCGGCGCGGCGGGCCCTTCAAGGGCTGGCACGCGCACATTCTGGAGCACGGCGGCGCCCCGCATACCATTCGGGCTAAGCCCGGCAAGCTGCTCGTCTGGAACGGCGGGGCCGCCTACCAGGTGCAGCATCCGGGCATTGTCGCCCAGCCCTTCATGCGCCCCGCCTACGACTCGACTAAGGGCGCCGTGGTGGACAGCATCAAGAGCCAGTGTAAGGAGATAATTATCAGTGGCTTTAAAGACGTTTTTAAATGAAAAAACTCACTAAGACGGAGCGCACACTTTTGGAGCTAACAGATGCGAATTATAGTTCGCATCGTTGTGAAAACCACGGAATATACCAAATTCCTAAGTCTAGACTAGATAAAGGGTGTGTGTACCAAAAAGGCTGTACAGCAAAGGTTTTACACATAGAAGACCCAGTTGCTTACGCTGCTGCTAATTAAATGGAGCCCGGCCTGCTCTTATTCGCCTTGCTCACCCAGGCCGCGCCCGTCGCGGCCCTGGTCGGCGCGCGCATCTACCCGCTGCGCGCCCCCGAGGGTCAGGCCCGGCCCTACGTGTGCTATCAGCTCATCAGCCGCGTGCCCGATGGGTCGCCCGCCTGCCACTTCGGGGACGTGGCCCGGGTGCAGCTCTCGCTCTTTGCCGATACCTACGCCGAGGTATCGGCCCTGGCCGCCGCCTGCCGGGCGGTGCTGCACTTCGCCCAGCCCGCCCCCGACGTGTTTCTGGAACTCGACAACGAGCAGGACCACTACCACGACCAGGCCCTGTGCTACTTCAAAAGCCAGGACTACCTGCTGGAGCTACCCGCCTAATCACCCGCTTTCTCACCTTTTTTCTGCATCAAATGGCACTCACCAATATCCGCGGCCGTGACGTCAAGCTGGCGGTCGAAAAAACCATCAACAACACGCCTACCCAAGTGGTGGTCGGCTGCTCGATCGACATGGGCCTGAGCATCAACACCGAAAGCGACGAAGCCACCTGCGTGGCCAGCGGCAACTTCAA